TATGGTTCTCCTTGTGGTTTAAATATTCAATTTAATGCAGTTGAATTTCCTGGTGGTGATATTTTAACTACAGGTCAAATTTATTACGTTGAATTTGATAATGGGGGTCAATTTTTCACAGGTTGTTTCTTAAACCAAGGAGCCAGTTTTGCAAACGTTTCATATACAGCAACAGTGTTAGGGGGTCAATTTGCGGATTGTCCAACTTGTGAGGCATCATTAATAACCCCAACACCCACAACCACTAGTACTCCGACACCAACTCCAACAGGAACTGCGTCGGTAACACCAACCAATACGACAACTCCAACCGTAACACCAACACAAACAGGTACTATTTCTATAACCCCAACAAACACTCCAACAGTAACTAAAACTCAAACAAACACCCCAACTCAAACAAATACTCCAACTCAAACAAATACTCCAACTAATACTAGTACTCAAACTCAAACTCCAAGTAATACACCAACACCAAGTAATACACCTGGTGTATGTAAAACATATCAATTATATGGTGGAACGGGTGACACAACATTTGTCGGTAAAGATTGTAATGGATTTACATTTACAGTTCAAGTTCAGGCTTTTCAAACACTTACGACATGTGCCACAGAAATAATTATAATTCAAGGTAACGGGTCTTATGTTTCAATAGGTTCTTGTCCATTACCAACACCAACACCAACAGTAACACCAACTAATACATCAAGTAATACACCAACACCATCAGTAACTACAACTAAAACTCCAACACAAACAGGAACTGCTGCAGTTACACCAACCCAAACACCTACTCAAACCCAAACACCTACTCAAACCCAAACAGGAACTGCATCTGTAACTTCAACTCCTACACCAACTAAAACGCCAACTCAAACAGGAACTCCTACAGGAACTGCGGCGGTTACTCCAACACCAACTAAAACACCGACCTCAACTCCAACTCAAACAGGAACTGCATCGGTTACACCTACACCAACTAAAACTCCAACTCAAACAGGAACTCCAGCGGTAACTCCAAGTCCAACACCAACTTATTGGTTTACAGGTTTTTCAGCTGACCAACAATACGCATACACTTTAGATATCTTGGGTAACTTTAGTGGTGGAAGTGCTGATTTCTCAGGAGCATACGCACCTCACCCAGTCTTCTTGGATAATGAAGGAATACCAGTACAACAATTAAACGGAATCACGTTAGGTGGTTTTAACGGATTAAATAACTAAAAAATAAATAACAACAAATATGGCAGACTTAAAAGCAATTGGAAGTGAAAAACTTACAGGCCAAGACAAGATAAATAGAATTATGGAAATTGCTAGATTTAAAGAGGCAACTCCTAAAACTATAAATGAAAATGCTACTTCAGAGTATTCGATTTCTCTTGCAGATGGAAACAATTATCAAATTGTTAGAGAAAGACAAGGATATATTATTAAAAAAACTATTTCCGAATCTGAGACGGATTATATTGAACCTATGAAAAATAGAAAATACTATTCCTCGTATTCTCAAGCATTAAAAAGATTAAATCTTGTTGCGGGTGAGTTAAATAGAGTTAACGAAAATGAGGAAGGTGTTTCATTATACGGTGAACAAAAAAGATTCACATTAAAAACTCCAAAACCAGCGGCACCTGAAATGCCTGCAGGACCACCAGCAGAATTACCTGCGGCTCCTCCAGCGGTTCCAAGTCCTGAATTACCTCCATCTCCAATGGGTGGTGAAGAAATGCCGATGGATGACATGGGTGGTGAAGAAATGCCGATGGATGACATGGGTGGTGAAGATATTGATGTTGACGTAGATGTTGATGCTGAAGGTGGAGAAACACCTGAAGACCAAATAACATTTAAAACGATTCAAAAATTAACAGGTAAATTAACTCAAAAAATTAGAACATTAGATAACGAAGATGGTATGACATCAGAAGATGTTAAGTACGTTATCAACATGATTTTATCGGCACTTGATTTAACTTCATTATCTGAAGAAGATAAAGAAGATATCATGTCAAAATTTGAAGAAGATGAAACTGAAGAATTTGGTCAAGAAGATGATATGGATGGTGAAGACTTTACAGATGACACTGAAGTTGAGGATATTCAAGCTGACATGGACGTACCTGTTGAAGGTTACGAAATGGAAGAAGAGGAGTACGGAAACGGAGCAATCTTTGATAGTATCTTTGGTGAGTCTAAAGTTGACAAAGTTATTTCAAAATACTTTGAAGTTTCTAAATCAGAAATTAGAGAACACAAAGAAAAACAAGTACAAAAACAATTACAAAAAAGAACAATCGTTAAAACAATCATGGAATCAGTAACGAAAATGACTGAAACTATTGAACAAGAATTGGCGGCTGAAAAATTTGTAAAAGAAAACGTAAATTCTAAATTTATTGGGGTTACTAATAAAAAGAATTTAGTGTTTGAAACTAAATCAGGTCAAGTTAAAATAACACCAAACGGAGAAATTCTATGAGTTATTTAACTTATGTTAATGGACTTGGTCCTAACTATAAGGGAGATAATTTATATGAGTTTATTTTTTCGGATAGTTTGGATGTTTGGGGTGACTCATGGGAGAGTAGACCTTCAAACGGTTATCCAACACCACCTGAATTAAAATATATTAAGAAAGTAGGAGTTCTGAGAAATACTGATTTAAAATTGGAATTGATTCAGAACTCCGATTTTTTTTGTATGATAGATGCGATGGACGATGTTGTTGCATTAGCCTGGGAAACAGAAGAATTGGAAGGACAAAAAAGATTGGTCTTTAGATTTGGATGTACCGAAAAAGAAATAAAAGATAAACTCTATGAAAGAGATTTAATTTTGGAATTTGAACAAAAAGTAGTCTATGAAAACTAATATAAAAGCACTTCAACTAATTGAAAAAGGTTTATCTTCTAACACTGTTAGTAAGTTAAACGAATCTCAAATTAATGTATTACACACAAAAATGTTTACTGAACAAGCGACAAATCCAAAAGTTGCTCAGAAAATGAAAGACATTGGAGCATTAAATCAACAACTTACTTCGGTTGAACTTAAAATGAAAAACCTTGGTTTGGAGGAAGATGATGATTTTGATTTGGATGCTGACCAAGCCTATACAGGACAACAAGGTTCTCATGATGAATATCAGGCATCTGATGATGGTATGGATGATGATACATCGCCAGAAAACCATGATAGTAAAATGATTGGTATGTCTGAAGAAAAAGACGGAGAACCAAATCCATATTCTATTTGTCACGCACAAGTTGGACCTAAAAAATCAAGAAAATTTGAAAGATGTGTAATGTCTGTAAAAAAACAGCTTAAAGAAGGAAAAAATCCCGTATCTTTGTTTTTAGAAACTCAAATAGAAAAAATCGTGGAAAGAAACATGCCTCCAAAAATTACAAAAGGTGACTTAGTTAGATACATTTCAGAACAAGGTACTGCTCCGTCACCAACAACAAAACCAGCACCAACAAAACCTGGTGTATCTCCTGGTAAAAAACCAAGACCTGCACATCCAGGTAAGAATCCAAATCCAGGTGAAAATCCCGCACCAAAGGCGAAAAAAGTTTCCCCTGAAGATGCGAAAGAAAAAGTGATTGACGTTATAATGCAAATACTACAAAAATAATCATGGCAAGAAAAATTAAAGAACAAATCGATTACGGGAACAGACCCGAAAGAATGGACCCCAACCTTGAAAGAAAGTTGGCTAGTCCTGAAGGATTATATGCTACGAATCCTGCAATGAAAAAAGGTGCTGAAGACGTACAAAGATTGGTTAGTAAAAGATTTCAAAAAGTCGCTGATAAATTAAGCCAAGTTACAGGTATTGAAGACTTAAGTTCTCAACAAGTACAAGGTATGATTTATCAAGAGATGATGAGAAAACTACCTAACATTATGAGAATCGAAGCCGCTCACAGAGATGAACTAATTGAGTTAGCGAAAGAAGCATCATTGGAAGACGCTGAGGTTCCTGCGGATTGGTATGAAATTGAAGCGTCTTTAGGGATGCCATCTACAGACAATTTCAGAATGCAACCTGAACCTGAAGATGATGACGAAGAAGATGAAGACGAAGATAAAAAAGAAAAATTACAATTCCCTTCTTTTGACATTGACGATTTAACTGATGAAGAAATACTTGAGTTAGAGAAACACAAAAGAAATATTATTAATGCTCTTATTCAGGGAGCTGCAAAAAAAGGTCATTACCTTTTCCAAAAACCTGATGTAAAATCAAGATTAGATGCAATTGACCCTTCACTTTATGGTGATTATTTGGGTATTATGGCAATCAACGATTTCTTATACTTTAGTATGGAACAGATGATTGAAATGATGAGTCAAACAGGTCAAGGAGTTGCAGGTAAAGTTGAATTAGAAGATACTGACGATGAAGACGGTGGTGGTGAAGGAGAAGAAGGTGAAGAAAGACCTGATACTAGAATTGTTGCAACAGGTTTAATTTTCCCAATCCTTTGTCATGAAATTATTAAAGGTTTGGAAGAAGCTAAAGGTAGACATGGTTTACCATCGGACCCTGGCATGAGAGAAAAAGTTATGGGTCAAGTAGACACATTAGCAAATGAACCAATGCAATTACGTATTGGTCCTGAAATTGTTGAAAAAATACGTTTCGCATTACCTGATGATATTTTTGACCCTGAATATAAAGGATTGATTAATTGGTTCCATATCTTATTATATCAAATTGAGGCCAAAGAATTCTTGGAAATTATCGGAAATGCTATATCAGAAGACTCAACTAAATTGTCAAGAGCTAAAAAACGATTTGAAGAAATTGTTAGAGAAGCTAAGCAAATGAAAGATGAGTATGACAATTACAAAGAGGAAGAGAATATCGACCCTGATGATGATGATGGATTAGATGATTTCTTAAGTGGTTTAGGCATAACAAGACCTAACTAACATGTGTGAATAAAGAACAACTGATTATAGAGGTAACGAAGTGTATGAGGAACACACCTTATGCACTTCGTACTTATTTACAGACATACGATAATACCGTATCAAAATACGTCCCATTAGATTTATTCCCCGACCAAGTTAGTCTTATAGAAGACTATGATACATACAACGAAAACATTGCGTTAAAGTATCGTCAGGCGGGTGTATCCACAGTAACTGCAGCTTGGATATCAAAAAGATTGGTTTTTGCCAAGAAAAACAAACCAGAAAAAATTCTTATTATTGCCAACAAATTGGATACATCTATGGAGATGGCAAATAAGGTTAGGGGGTTCACAGAACAATGGCCTGAATGGGTTGGTGTTGGATTCTCAAAAGAAAAAAATTCACAACGACATTTTAAATTAACCAACAACTGTGAAGTTAAAGCCGTGGCTACCTCACGAGATGCCTTGAGGGGTTATACTCCCACCATCCTTGTATTTGACGAGGCGGCGTTTATCGAGGCAGACTCAGACTTCTGGTCAGCCTGTATGGCTTCACTATCTACGGGTGGTAAGGTAATTGTTGTATCCACACCAAACGGATATGACCCCATCTATTATGAAATCTACGACCAGTCATTAAGGAACATGAACGATTTCAAAATATCTGAGATGTTTTGGTATCGTGACCCAAGATATACAAAAGATTTGTATATGGTTAAAACTCCTGACTTGGTCCATTTCTTATTAAACCGAGAAGAATATTCTGACAAAGATGTTATTGACTTATCTATGGAAAATCCATACGAAAGAGACCATACCATTGTAACTGACTATATTGAACAAGGATACAAACCATGTTCCGCTTGGTTTGAAAGTATGGTTAAGAAATTAAAGTTTGATAGACGTAAAGTTGCTCAAGAGTTAGAATGTGACTTTTTAGGTTCGGGTGATAATGTATTCGAATCTGAATTGATGCAAGAAATCTCTAAAAATAGTTTACGTGACCCACAAGCCAAGTTAATGGGAGGTTCACTATGGATATTTAAAGAGCCTGTAAACGGACATAAGTACGTAATGGGTGTCGATGTATCAAGAGGTGACTCCGAAGACTTCTCAAGTATTGAAATTATTGATTTTGACACAAGAGAACAAGTATTGGAATATGTTGCCAAGGTTCCACCAGATGTATTAGCAGAAATTGCTTATAAATGGGGGACAATGTATAATGCTTACTGTGTAATTGATATCACGGGAGGTATGGGCATTTCTACCGCAAGAAAATTACAAGAATTAAGTTATCAAGGTGGATTATACGTTGATAATGTTGATACAAGTAATAAGTGGAAATGGGACCCAAAAATTAACGATAAGATACCAGGTATTAACTTTAACTCAAAAAGGGTTCAGATTATTGCTGCATTTGAAGAAAATGTTAGACACGGATTTAAAGTATATTCGAGCAGATTATATAATGAGATGAATACCTTCATTTACATTAATGGAAGACCAGACCACCAAAAAGGACACCATGATGACTGTATCATGGGAGTTTCTATGGCATTATATGTCGCTGAAAAATCATTCCAATCTTTAGAAAAGGTTACTAACCACACTAAAGCAATGATTAACTCATGGGCAACCAATGTTAATGAGAACAAAAACTCTTCCGAATTCTTTAATCCAATGGTTCCACAGATGGGTAGAGGTAATGGTATGGGTAATCATGGTGAAGCAACTAAAGCTGATTACCAAAAATACGGATGGCTATTTGGTGGCTGATAAGTATTTATATTATCAAAGTAATTAGTAAGATTGTAATATGAGCGAACAAAATCTAACGGTATGGCAGAGGTTATCCCAAACATTCGGGCCAAATTCATTATTGAAACAAGATTATCCGACGTTTAAGTTCGATAAAAAGGAACTCCTACGTACCACAAACCGTGATGATTATGAAAGGGAGAAACTCCAAGCTCAACAAACATTTTATTTAACAAATCAATGGGCTAAAGTTGAAAACAACTTATATTCCCAAGCAATTTATTATGAACCATCAAGATTGTCTGCCCAATATGACTACGAGTCAATGGAGTATACACCTGAGATTTCTGCGGCATTAGATATCTATTCTGAAGAATCTACAACAACAAATGAAGATGGTTTTATTTTACAAATCTATTCTGAATCAAAAAGAATTAAATCTGTATTGGCAGATTTATTTAACAATGCCCTTGATATTAACACTAACTTACCGATGTGGACAAGAAACACTTGTAAGTATGGTGATAACTTTGTTTACCTTAAATTAGACCCTGAAAAAGGGATTGTCGGTTGTCAACAATTACCAACAATTGAAATTGAACGTCATGAGGTTGGTGTAACTGCCAAAATCACTATTGATATTACACAAGAAAAAGATGAGAACAAAAAGGCTCTTCACTTTACTTGGAAAAATAGAAACATGGAATTCCAATCATGGGAGATTGCTCACTTCAGATTATTAGGTGATGACAGAAAACTTCCTTATGGTACATCTATGTTGGAAAAGGCGAGACGTATTTGGAAACAGTTATTGTTATCAGAAGATGCAATGTTAATTTATCGTACATCAAGAGCACCTGAAAGAAGAATGTTTAAAGTATTCGTGGGTAACATGAATGACGATGACGTTGAAGCATACGTAAACCGTGTTGCCAACAAGTTCAAAAGAGAACAAGTTGTGGATTCAAAAACAGGAAACGTAGATATGAGATTCAACCAAATGGCTGTTGACCAAGATTATTTTATCCCTGTTCGTGACCCTGCGGCACCAGACCCAATAACAACATTACCTGGAGCAACAAACTTATCAGAGATTGCCGATATTGAATATATTCAAAAGAAATTATTAACCGCACTTCGTGTTCCTAAAGCGTTTTTAGGATTTGAAGAAGTTGTTGGTGATGGTAAAAACTTATCATTACAAGATATTCGTTTTGCTCGTACAATCAACAGAATTCAAAAAAGCATGATTGCCGAGTTAAACAAAATTGCAATCGTTCACTTATTCTTATTAGGATTTGAAGACGAATTACAAAACTTTACGTTAGGTCTTACTAACCCTTCTACCCAAGCAGATTTATTAAAAATCGACGTATGGAAAGAAAAAGTATTATTGTATAAAGATTTGGTTGCTGACCCTGGAAACGGTATTCAACCTACATCATCTACATGGGCTAAGAAACACATCTTTGGTTGGTCTGATGAAGAAATCAGATTGGATTTACAACAACAAAGAATTGAAAGAGCGGTTGGTGAAGAACTTAAAGCAACTCCTACAGTTATTACCAAAACAGGTTTATTTGATAATATTGACAAGTTATACGGAAGTACTACAGGTGGTACTGCAACTGCAGCGGCAACCACAGGAGATGAAGATATGGGGGCAGTTCCTTCATTTGGTGGCGGAGGATTTGAAACCGCACCTGCAGGGGGTGAAGAAGCTCCACCAGCGGCGGAAGAAACTCCACCAGCAGGAGGTGAGGTTACACCTGAATCCAAAAAAGAAAGAATGAATATTCTTTTAGAAAGTGGATTTGCAAAACAAAACAGATTTTTTAATTTAGACCAAGGTCAAGATTCTTTAGGAGAAATTTCAAAAGAATTAGATAAGTTGTTAAACTCGTAATATTTATATTGAAAACAGACAAAATGACTTTCGGACAAATTAAATCCATAATTGAAAACAATTTATTAGAATCCTACAAAAATGAGCAGGAGTTTAAAAAATCGTTAAAAGAGTTCAAACACAATGTTTTGAGCAATAAGAATATGTCAAAATTATATTCTTTATACGACCAATTAACAACACCTCAAGGATTAACTGAAAATGACGCCAAAGACTTTCTTGATGAAGGTGTTAGTTTAATTCAAAAACTATTACCGTCAATTAAAACTCCAAAAACTGTAACTGAAAACGTTGAGAACAAATATTCTGACGTTGATGTTCTTGTATACACAAACAAGTTAGATTTAATGGAGAGATTAAAATCTAAGAAAAATTTAATTCAAACATTAACGTTAGACAAAAAATCAACCATAAAGGAAACAATCAACATTCCTTTAAAATCTATGATTTCTATTGCTAATCACACTTTGAATAACTATATTGATAATCTTGACGAAACCGCAAAAAAAGAATTCATTCAATTAATGTCTGAAGATACTTCATTACTTAAAGAAAAATTTGAAACTTTAAGAGAGAGTACAATAACTAAATTGAACACTCTTTTAGAAAACGAAAACGAGTTTGAAATTAAGACAAAATTGTCAGAAACAATCGATAGATTGAAAGTCGAAAAATTTGACCAGCTTAATTTCCTTAAGTTAAAAGGCTTAGAAGAATCAATCTAATTTAGATTTCATCTTTTGAACGTAAGACGCTTTCAACTTTTGTTGTCTTCTTTCCACCGATTTTTTAACAAATTCTTTCTTACCAAACAACATCTGATTTTGTTTAGTTTTAATTACTTTTGACTTTAATGTCTTTAGGGCTTTTTCTATCCCATCTTTTTTTACATCTACTTTTAACATATAATACAAATATCTTAATTTTTCTGAAAGTTTTTGACAATCCCTATAAAATTTGTTATTTTTTAACAAACAAATAAACATTGACAACATGAAACTTAATGAAAAAAGGAAAAAGTGTAAAGTTAAATCTCTACAACCCAATTAAATCTGTATACGGAACGGTAGATTCAAAAAATTTGAAATCGTTATACATAAACATACAATCATGGGTAACCCCAAAATTTGAACACGACAATTGGAATCGAATTGTCTGTAATTTAAGTAGAGATATCAAACATTCAGTCTATAACTCCATAAACCACGAATTATTCAAAGAACAGAGTATAGTTGATTTAGACCTAAGAACAAGTGGAATTTCACACGGAAAAAAATCCTTTTTAAATTTAGAGGTTAATTTATATACCAACAATGAAATGGATTTTAAATCTCAAGAAATTAAAAATTCAGTTAAAACAATTATCAAAAGTATAGTAAAAGAGAATGTAATCCAAAACAAATACTTCGATTTTTCACCATCAAAAAACGATTAACCTTAAAAAGATACTTATATCGTATATTTATCTTAAAACGAATTCATGAAACAATTAAGAATTTTAGAAGCAAGTGAAGTAGGTCATGGAATATTGGTTGAAACCGATGCAGGTTGGATATCACCAAAAGATGTTCGTAACGCCGAGATGTTAAGAGAAGCAAAAGAATTAGATTATAGAAATCCTTTTGAATTTTATGCGGTATTACAGAAATACGATACACCAAATAGAAATGGAAGATTTTATCCTGAGAGAATATTAAAGAGAGAAGCTGAGAACTATAAAAAGGCAATTGCTAAAGGTTTGTCTACTTCAGAACTTAATCACCCTGAATCATCTTTAATTGACTTGGATAGAGTATCCCATATTATCACAGACATATGGTGGGATAAAAATATCTTGATGGGTAAACTTAAATTGTTAACATCACCAGGATTTCATGAAAGAGGTATTGTTTCTACTAAAGGAGACCAAGCGGCTAACTTAATGAGACAAGGTGTTACTATGGGAGTTTCTTCAAGAGGGGTAGGTTCTTTGAAAAAAGTTGGTGAAAGAAATGAAGTACAGGATGATTTCGAATTAATCTGTTTTGACTTGGTATCATCTCCATCTACACCAGGAGCTTACTTATTTGGTAATCCTAATGATAGAGACAAGTATGAAGAAAACTTGGAAGAAGAAAAAAAATACAAATCACCTGAAAATTCGGAATTTCAATCTAAAGGAGTTGACTTAATGAGAAAATTAACCGATTATTTGGGAAAATAATAAATTATGGACGAAAAATATTTTGTAGCAAAAATTCAGTACGATTTACCTGACGAGAATACTGGTAAAATTAAAAAAATTAGAGAAGAGAAACTTGTTAAAGGATTCTCAGTAACCGATGTTGAAGCTAAGGTTACGGAAAAGTATCAAGGATTTACAAATGATTGGAGGATAACTTCAGTATCAGAAAGTAAAATTGATGAAGTAATTGAATAAAAAATAAAGTGGTTTAACAACCACTTTTTTTATGCTCTAAACTTTTTGTAAAAATAAAAATAAGATTACATAACCATAAAAGTGAATTTTTTATTATTTGACACTATTTATATTGTAAAAATAATAGATTTTCATGAAAGAAAACAAATTAGTTCAAGAGGCTCTTATTCAAATGAAACAAGTTGAAGATGTCATAGCCGAAAATGCAAAAGGAATACTTGCTTCTACAATGAAGGAGGAAATCAACCAATTAGTAAAAGAATCTCTTTCCGAACAGGATGATGAGGAGATTGATGTAGATGCAGACGTTGATACGGATGCTGATAACGATGAAATGGAAATGGACGTTGATATGGAAATGGGTTCTGATGAAGAAGACATGGATATGGACATGGATATGGACATGGATTCAGAAGAAAGTCCAATAGATTTAACTGACGCTTCTGACGAGGAAATCTTGAAAGTATTCAAAGCTATGGGTGAAGATGACGGTATCATTGTTAAAAAAGATGGTGAAAACGTTCATTTATCCGATGATGATGCTGACGTAGAATATCTTGTTAAGCTTGGTGAGTCTGAAGAAGACGAATTAATGCAAGAAGATGATATGAATTACGACGAACAAGACGAATCAGTTGATGACGTTATTAACGCTATTTTCTCTGATAGTGGTGACGTATCAGATGTTGATTCATCAGATATGGAAGATTTCGATGATGAAGAAGTTGTTTATGAAATCACATTAGATGATGAAGACGACATGATGGAAGAAGAATCTGACGACATGATGGAAGAAGACGACATGATGGAAGAAGAATCTGACGAAATGATGGAAGAAGACGACATGGACGATTTAACAAATGAAACTTACAAACCTAAGGGTGTTGGAATTGGCTCAGGTCCTAAATTTTCTTACAAAGATAAAGCTAAAGGCGGATTCGATGAAAAGAAAAAACAAGGTCCTAAATCAGTAGGTACTGGTAAAGCAAAATTCGAATACAAGAAAGGTGCAAATATGGAAGGAAAATCTAAAGTTGTTAAAGCAGAAACTAAAGAAGGTGATTACGGAATGAATAAGGGTGACAAATCTAAAACTATGAAAGGTAAAGAAGATTTCACCACTAAAAAAGGTATGACAAATTCTAAAGGAGAAAAAGCTTTTGAAAAAGTAGAAACTAAAGAAGCTGCTAGAACATACGGAATGGGTTCCAAAGAAGGTAGAGGATTAAGAAAGGGCATCACAAATAACAGAAACTATAACTATAGTAATAGTGGTGTTAAAGTTGAATCTACCCAAGAAGAAGTTAGAATGTTGAGAGAAAAAAATGAAGAGTACAGAAAAGCATTGAATGTATTTAGAGAAAAACTTAACGAAGTTGCAATCTTTAATTCAAACTTGGCTTACGCTACAAGATTGTTCACAGAACACTCAACTACTAAAAAAGAAAAATTAAATATCCTAAGAAGATTTGATGATGTTGAAACTTTAAAAGAATCTAAAAATCTTTATAAGTCAATCAAAGACGAATTATCTCAGGTAGATACAAAATCAATTAATGAATCAGTAGGTCAAAAATTAAACAAAACTGTTACTACAGGTTCATCAACAACATTGATTGAATCAAAAACTTATGAAAATCCACAATTCTTAAGAATGAAGGATTTAATGGGTAAAATTGGTTAAAAAAATAAATAAAAATAAACTAAAAACAAAACAAATACTAAAATGGGAGCATTATTAGAATCAGGTCTTGTAGGTAACATCGGTTTAAAACACCTTAAAGTTATCAAAGAAGACACAATCAACAAATGGGACAAATTAGGATTCTTAGAGGGTCTTAAAGGTCACATGAGAGAAAACGTAGCACAATTATACGAAAACCAAGCATCGTTCT